GCTGACGTAACAGTATCAACTGTAGCAAATGGTTCATTTAATGTTACAATAGCTAATCAAGGTTCAGTAGCATTAAATGCAGTTGTTAAAGTTCACTTCTTTATTGTTGCTTAACAATATATCATGGATATCCTAAACTGGATTTACTTAAAAAGTAAAAACCTTATTAAAACTACATTTAATAATTCCAATACAGATTTACTTGTATTAGGTGCTGATGTTGGTTTTAATACAAAAGGAGATTCATATCAAAGTTATGGAATGACTATTTCAGATTTTCTTAATCAAACAAAATCAGGTTTATACGCTCAAACTGCACTAGGAACACTTATTACTAATACTACTGTAGAATCTTCATTAATAGGAGCAGGAGTAGGTACTTTATCGGTACCACCTAATACATTTAAGGTAGGAGATAGTTTTACTGCTAGAATATGTGGATATTTATCTTGTGCAAATGCTGCAACAATTCATTTTAGAGTAAAGTCCAATGGTAATATTATAGGAGATGCAGGTGTATTTAGCATGAAAATAACAACAGATAAATTTTTTGAACTTAATATAGATTTTACAATTACTAAAATAGGAGTAGCAGGAGTTGCTGAATTATTTACAAATGGTCAATTTAGTTATAATCATAATGCAGCAGGTGAAATAGCAGGAAATAATTTTGCTTTAGTTAATAATACTACATTTAACACTACTATTCTTAATACTTTATTTTTTACAGCTCAATGGGGAGCAGCAAGTACTGCTGACAAAATTCAATCTCAAAACTTTGTATTAACTAAAGTATATTAAAAATAAACATTAAAATAAGAAAACATGTCAATAGGAAATTTACAAGATTACGGGAATAAAGGAAATAACTTTCCTTGGCAATTAAAAATGCTTCAAGGTTTTACAAGTATGATTAATGTATTACTTGGTAATACAGTTGGTGCTACAAAAGTAACAACAATTTTAAGACCTACAGCATCAGGTACTATTACAGCTGGTAAAACATCTATTTCAATTTCTAATGTTGGAACAGCTAATGGATCTGTAAGTTCAATTACTTTAAAACCTAATGAAACAATAAACTTTGATGCAGGAGGTATTAGTAATACTTTAAATGCAATAGTTTATAGTGCTGCAGGAACTGAGTTTTTAATTATCACTGTTCAATAATTATTATTACTAATATAAACTTTAATAAAATTCTAAGTTTTTTAAATTTAATTTCATATACACTATAATGTCTACAAGTATTACTATATCAAAACAAATTGCTATTCAAGATGAAGGAGTATTAAAAACTTCTGATGTAAATAGTATTGATTTTACAGGAGCAGGTATAACTGCAACAAATGTTGGAAATGCTGTTACTGTTAATGTACCAGGTTCTGCAGGTGGAGGTGGAGTACATGTGTTAACAACACCTATTTCAAATAGAACATATAGTGTGCGTTTAAATGCAGTATCATTTCTCACATATGCAAGTATAGCAGGTAATAATATTTTATTATACCCTTTTATACCTGCAAATTCATTAACAATTAAAAATCTTATTGTTAATGTACAATTAGCTACAGTTGGAGGATTATTAAGATTACTTGTATATTCTGATTTAAATGGTGTCCCTTCTTCTAAATTATTAGAAAGTACAAGTTTAGATTGTAGTACAACAGGTGATAAAACATATACTGCAGCTTTTACATTTACAGCAGGAACAACTTATTGGTTAGGTACTTATTCAAATTTATCTGTTTCACTTATTATACTAGACTATAACGAAATGATACCAATATCTAATAGTGGTATGGGTAGTGCTTTTTCTAATGTTAATGTAGCTACAACTTTTCCCAATGCACCAGCAACACTCGGTACAACTAATCTATCACAATCATATGCACCCTCAATAAATTTAACAGCAGTATAATTATGGCACAACTAAGAAATGAAATTTATGATGAGAATGGCTTTGTTGAAGTTATTTTCACTGAAGTAGACGGTCCTACTCAAGAGGAACTAATTGCTCAAAAAGAAGCACAACTACTGGCTATGTATAAAGAGTTGAAATCTCTTAAAGGAGAATAAATGAAATACTTAATTATATTATTTTTATTATTATCATCTTGCTCTCTTGAAAAAAGACTAGCAAAATATTGTCCACTATGTGTACAAAAAGATAGTACAGTAACTGTAATACAAATTAAAGATACTACAATTGTAATTCCTGGAGAAACTATAACCTTAATTGACACTTTATATTGTGATTCATTAGGTAATATTATATCTAAACTAAAAGAAGACTTAAGAGACAAAGATGGTACTTTAGTTAGTGTACAAACTAAGATTAAAGATAATGTGTATTACACAAAAGCTAAAGTTCATACAATCTATAAAACAATTAAAGGTAATGATGTCTATCATACCAGAGTTGTCACCAAAACTTTAAAACCAGAAAAAATTAAATACATTCCATGGTGGGTAAATTTCTTTGCTGTACTAGGGGTAATACTATTTATTATACTACTTGTATACTTTGGTTACAAGCTGATTAAACTTTATTTATTATGAAAACACAGTTGACATTATTATTAATATCTATACAACAAGAACTTTTGACTTTAATATCTATTTGCCTTGCATTCTTTTTACCAATCTCAGGAATACTACTGATGATTGGAGTATTAATAGCTATTGATACTTTTACAGGAATATGGAAAGCTAATAAGTTAAATGAAAAAATTACTAGTAGAAAACTCTCAAGTATAATCAGCAAACTGGCCCTTTATGAAGTTACTGTTATAATGTTTTTTTTGATAGACCAATTCATACTTAATGATATCATACTAACTTTTTTTAGTGTACCATTTATGTTAACTAAAGTAGTAGCATTGGTCCTAGCTAGTATAGAAGTAATGAGTATTAATGAGAACTACAAAGTAGTAAAAGGCATAGACCTATGGCAGTCAATGAAGTTACTTTTTGCTAGAGCTAAAGATATTAAAAATGATATAAATAAAATAAACAAAAAATGACTACTAAAGAACAAAGATTACAAGAATTAACTAATATTGCTCCAACAGTATCAGTCAGAATGGATATGGAGTGGTTGAGTTCAACATCTAATACTGCTGATTTCCAGATCCGTTTAACAAGCACTGGAACAACAGTAGTTAAATTAAATGCTTTAATTATACGTGGTGTCCATGCTCCAAAAATAACAACAGGAACTATAACATGGAAAGCATTAAATGACAATACTGATCCGGCATGGTTAGGTTGGCCTAAAGTAACAACTAACTTACCGTATATCTCAGGGCAAAGAAAATTAAATTTTTCTTCAGCAACAAATATCTTTACCAATGAAACAGCTCCTATTATACCTACTGACAAAGGAGTAGTAGTTGGAACCTTTAGGGTTTCTACAACAACAACATGGAATCCAAATACTGACTTTAAATTTGTATGGGAAATGACAACAGGGGGAGTAGTAGGTTATGTAAATTTTGAAACACAGTCTTCAACTTCATTACTACCAGTTGGGTTTATGCATTATGGACCAACAACATCTAATTCAATAGGTAAATGCTTAACAGTAACAGCACCAAGTACACAACCTTTAAATAAATAAAGTTAAATGTTATATACTAGAGAACAAATAGAGGCAGCAGTAAAAGAAAAAGGATACACTTATTTTAAAGGTCCTGGAAACTATGATGTTAATATAGTAGGAGTAAGAAACTCTGATACTGGTAAAACAGTAACTAATCTATTTGATGATAAGATAACTCTATCTTATAAGTTAGATGGAGTATGGCAGTATCATGAATGGGACAACACAACTGAGCCCGGTAAAAAAGGAGTTACACAATATCACAATGCTAATGGAGTAGCTAGATTAGTTCCAGGACAATATAGAGGAGTTTATGCTATATCTAAACACCAAGGAAAATATGAAGCTCTGTGCCAAAGATTAGGTAATGTGACTGTATGGAGAGATAAAAATAAAAACATGACCTTTGATGAGGTTGAAACAGATACAGGAATGTTTGGTATAAATATCCATAAAGCAGGTTCAGTATCAAACTTTGTAGAGAATTGGTCAGAAGGATGTCAAGTATTTAAAAGATCAAAAGATTTTGATGAGTTCATGAAAATAATAAATAAAGCAAAAGACTTTCATGGCAATCATTTTACATATACTTTACTAGAGAGTAAAGATATTAATTAATTAAACAAACAATTATGAAATTTAGAAATAGCTGGAAATCAGCAAGAAAACAATGGGACAAAATATCTATAAGATTTAGATTATCTTCAGTAGATGTATTTACTTTAGAGATAGATATCTCTAGAGAATTTTACATGCTAACAATACTAAATTGGACAATTAAAAATAGATAATCATGAAAGATAGTAAAAATCAAATGATTAGATCTATGAAAAGTTATGAAACAGGAGGTTCATCTGATGATCCTTGTATGGAGACTGTTATTGTAGATGGTTGGCCAAAACGTAGAAGAAGACCTAAATGTGGAAAAACTAAAACATTTAGAGTTAGAAGTGCTGGAGAAAAATTAGGTCTTGGTGCTAAAATAGCAGCAGGAGCAGGTGCAGTAGGTTTAGGTATTGCAGAACTTACAAATAAAACTGTAAGTAACATGTTTAAGAAAAAACAAAAAAAAGGAGGGATTATTAAAACTAAAAAATAAAACTCTTATTTAAGCTATAATAATCCAGGTAATTTAATTTATCTGGATTTTTTTTGTTTAAATATTTTTTATTTAAACTTTTATAGTATATTTGTTTAAACTTTAAAAATATAAACAATGGAAAATGTA